GCGCAGCCGATGACAACGACTGTCGGTCAGACTGGCGAGTTGGGGCGGGTTGTCAATTGGATTCAGCAGGCGTGGCTTGACATTCAGTCGGCGCATACAACGTGGCGATGGATGCGCAAGAGTGCAACAATTGTCACCGCTGCTGGTCAGTCTGGTGGATATACTGCGGTTGCTAATGACGTTGCAACATGGACCCTCGATACCGCTCGCAACTATGTCACTGCGTCAGGCAACATCACCGAAGTGTTTATGAACTTCGTCGAATACGACGATTTTCGCGATTCATATCTTTACGGCGCGCTGCGTACTGCGCAGTCACGACCTCTGGTCTTTACGATCGAGCCAGCCAACACGCTTGCGTTTGGTCCGGTGCCGAACGGTGATCATACCGTGACGATCGATTATTACTCGAAGCCTGCCGAGCTTGCTAGTGATGGTGCATCGCCCGACATGCCGGTTGCGTTCCATATAGGCATTGTGTGGCGAGCACTCATGTTCTATGGCGGTTATGAGGCTGCAAGCGAAGCCTACAATCGCGGCATGAACGAATACGGTATCGTTCTCAGCAAACTTGAAGTTGATCAGTTGCCGATGATCCAGATGGGTGGACCGCTCGCATGAAGCCAATGGACATGCCTCGGGTGATGTACGAGATGATCGCTCTCAAGGGCGGTCTTGATCTTGTCACTCCTACGCTGTCTCTCAAACCCGGCGTCGCTCGCGATTCGCTCAATTTTGAATGCAATGTCACAGGCGGGTACTCACGTATCGCAGGGTACGAACGGTTTGACGGACACACTGCACCTTCGACGGCAACGTACACGATACTTACTGTTGTCATGTCGGCGGCCGTATCGCTCGGTGACACGATCAACGGGCAGACCTCCGGTGCGACTGGTGTTCTCATTGCCACGCCAACAGGACAGCTTGTGCTGACTTCTGTTTCGGGTCCGTTTACGGATGGTGAAAATTTGCGCGTTGGTGTTACGGTAAAAGCAACGCTGACAACGACGCTTGGTCAGAGTGGAACAGCTTCGTTATCGGCTGCGTATAGCGCATTGGCGGCCAATACATATCGCGCCGCAATTTCTCGTCCGACTGGTTCCGGCCCGGTGCGTGGCGTCGTGCAGTACGGCAGCAACGTCTATGCGTTCAGGAATAACGCAGGCGGTACGGCGGTTGATGTCTGGAAATCCAGCGCAGCCGGATGGGTCGCTGTACCACTATACAAGACTGTCAGTTTTACGGCGGGGGGAACAGCAACGCCTGTTGATGGTGCAACGCTGACGCAGGGCGCTGTGACTGCTACGGTCAAGCGTGTCTGCAAACAGTCAGGCGCATGGTCAGGAACAGCCGCAGGCACATTCGTCATCACGACGCCTTCTGGCGGTGGCGGAAACTTTGCGGCAGGCGCTGCGACGCTTTCTGGTGGTGCGACGGTCACGTTGAGTGGTGTACAGACGGCGATAACGCTTTCTCCTAACGGGCACTTCGAGTTTGTGTCTGGAAACTTTGGTGGAACAACCGGTACTACTCGCATCTATGGATGCGACGGCATCAACAAATCCTTTGAGTTTGACGGTGACATTCTGGCTCCAATCACGACAGGTATGCCGACAGATACGCCGAAGCATATCGCGGTGTTCAAGAATCATCTGATCCTGTCGTTCGTTGCCAGCCTGCAAGTTAGCGCCATCGGCGATCCGTTCGGATGGACAGCAATTTTAGGCGCAGCCGAAATATCGGCTGGTGAGCGGATTACCAATCTGATTGTACTGCCCGGTTCTCAGAGCGGCGGGGCGCTGCTCGTACAGACTCGAAACAATACACTCATCATGTACGGTTCGTCGACTGCCGACTTTAACCTTGTGACATACAACAATGGCGTCGGGGCGATCGATTACACGGCGGCCAATATGGCTGGGATTTATTCACTGGATGATCGCGGCGTCATGGGGTTGAATGCGACTCTTGCGTATGGCAACTTCGATCAAGCCTCGTTGTCTGCCAACATCCGGCCGTTTGTTGTCAGCAATCGTCAGTTCGGACAAGCGTGTTGCGCCAATCGTGAGCGCAGCCAGTACCGTTTGTTCTTTTCAAATGGATACGGGTTGTACAACACGATTATCAATGACAAATTCATCGGTGCGCTTCCTGTCTTTTTTCCAGACCCGGTGTTTTGTGTGTGGGAAGGTGAAGATAGCAGCGGTAATGAGGTTACATACTTCGGGTCGAATGATGGGTATGTACATCAGCTTGATGTTGGAACCAGTTTTGACGGGACAGCAATCAATTCGTACATCACGCTAAATTACGATGGTATCCGTGGTCCGCGCATTCTTAAGCGATTCCGCAAAGCCTCGGCAGAAATCACCGGCTCTACTTACGCGCCGCTTACAGTTAGCTACTCACTTGGCTACGGTCGCACGGACATCGCGCCGCAAGCGTCAGCAAGCTACGCATCAAATTTCGCAGTTGGTAATTGGGATAGCGGGTTGTTATGGGACAGCGGACTTGTATGGGATGGACAGACGCTGACGCCGAATGAAATTGAACTGATGGGAACGGCTGAAAATATCGCCATGACTTTTGCGAACAATACAGACTACACCGGGCAATTCACCATTAACAGTCTGATCATCCACTACACCCCGAGGCGAGGGATACGATAATGGCAAACGATTACTTCAATCAAACAGGAACGCCAGCGCAAGGTAGTCAGCTTGTCACGCCAAATATGCGCGCCGAGTTTGCATCCATCGCGGCAGGTTTTGACAAGATGCCGCCGCTGACTGGCAATGCGTATGAGGTTACATATGTCAATGCGTCGGCAAGCGGTTTGTCGTCGGTTGGTGGTGACGGGCTTTTGAAGATCAGCACGACGGGTGTTCCAACCGTTGCTGCTGCCGGAACGGACTACACGAATCTTGCTGTGTTGTCGGCTGCGTCTGCGGCTGTGCCGAACGATGCCGATCTGATGCCGGTAGTCGATACCGCTGTTACCAAGAAGTTGTCGCTGACAAATCTAAAAGCGTTTTTGAAAACGTACTTTGACACGATATATACAACAGCAGCGGCGGTTGCAAGTTATGTGTCCGGTCTGATCGGAAGTACGATTCAAGCCTACGATGCTGACACCGCCAAGACAGATGTGGCGCAGACCTTCAGCGCTTCACAACGCGGAACCATCACCACGGACAATGACGGCAGCTTTGATCAGAGTGTCACCAATAACTTCTTCTGCACCCCTTCCGGTGCGGCAGCACTCACCTTCACCAATCACACAGCCGGGCAATCCGGACTCGTCCTATTTGTGAACGGTAGCAACTACGCTATCACCGCAGCGGCCACCACGTACATTGCGGCGGCTGATCTAGCAAAGCTTAGTGTGACGGGAACTTACCTGATTGCTTATCTCGACAACGGCACGAATGCCTATTGCACCGTAACCGCTGCCCTCACTTCGGAGGGTGTGTAATGAGCGTCCTACCTGTAGGCTTCGGTAGCAGTGGCGGCATCGATGTTGGTGACATCGGGCATAGTTTGCGGCTGCGTGCTGCGGCGAGTGCTTATTTGAGTAGGACGTTCGGGGTTCCTACTGATGCAAAGAAATTCACCGTCAGTCTATGGCTAAAACTAAGTTCATACACCACCAGCTTTACGCCGATTTGGGGCACGCCTTCAGGAACCGGGGCGAGCGGGGATGGAATCTACCTGCGAGAAACTGCACCCGACACACGGCTTAGTGTGTTCTTGGGTGGGGCTACTTACGAGATAAAAACCTCGCAAGTTATACGTGATCCATCAGCGTGGTGTCATATTGTTGTTGTAGTCGACACAGCCAACGCCACTGGTAGTGACAGACTGCGCCTGTATATCAACGGTTCTGAAGTAACTTCATTTGCTACGGATGCCAATCCTTCCCTCGGATACACCCCTCCGGAATGGAACGCCAATACCAAAGTGCAATATATTGGAGCAAGTGGTTCTCCAGCGGCGTACCTTGATGGCTACCTTTCTCGCATCTGCTTTGTAGATGGGCAAGCTCTTACCCCCTCCAGCTTCGGTACGACAAATTCCACCATCAACGAGTGGGTGAGCAAATCTCAATCCGCTGTCAAAGCCGTAGTCGACGCAGGTGGCACCAATAGTTGCATGTTGGATTTCGACGATGCGACCTCTCTAACCACCCTCGGCTACGACAAGAGCAACAAGGGTAATAACTGGACGCTGACAAATGTCAGTCTGACCGCAGGGGTGACGTATGACCACATGCCGGACGTGCCGGGAAATTCGCACTGGACGCTGAATCCTTTGGCGAATGCTCCGCTATCCAGTGTCACGTTTAAGAATGCCAATCTCGGGGTGACCACAAGCACCTCGCGCCAGCATATCCTCGCGTCATTTCGGCTTGGGCAAGACAACAAGCATTATTGGGAATGTTCGCGGGGGAACGCTTCGGCCGGTGGATACCAGACATGCGGGATTGCCGCGATAAATGCAGCGATCAGTAGTTCCCCGAACTATTCGTATCCATATAATGTATGGGGCTATCAGAACGCCGGGGCTAAGGCTGCTAACGGCGTTTCGTCCGGCAGTTACACCGCGTCATCCTCGACGAGTGATGTGTGGGGATTCGATTGGGACGGTCCTAACTCCACGCTGACTTGCTACCTCAATGACGTTTCGCTGTTCTCGATAACCGGACTGACCGGCGAATATGTGCCGTACTTCGGCATCGAGACACCTTGCGACATTTGGGTGAATTTCGGCCAGCGTGCATACGCCTATACCCATGCAAATTTCGAAGCACTCTGCCAAGCCAACCTGCCAGATGTTGATGTTGATCTACTAGACCCAACAGACCATCACATTGAAATCCTCGTAACCAAATCCGGAAACACAAACTTCACGATTCCGTGGAACGCCGACACTTACGACACGTTCTTTGAGATCAAGCGCCGTGATGCTGCTGGGGACTGGTATCAGATCGATGGGCTGCGCGGTTACACGAAGATTCTCAAGAGCAATGGCACCGCAGCAGAAACCACGGATGCCAATGTCCTCGGAATCTCGGGCACGACCGGCACGCTGAAATCCACGCTGGCTGATGGCACTTACGTTGTCAGTTGTACGAAGGCCGGACTAACTGCAAGTCGGCAGACGAATACCGATGGTTCGATTACTTCGACTGTTTCAAGGAATGTGGATAGTGGTTTTTCGATTGTTACTTGTACTGGCACAGCAGCGAACGCAACTGTTGGACACGGCCTCGGCGCAGTGCTGAAAACAATTATTGCGAAGGCAACAGGGGCAGTAACAGAATGGCCGGTGTATAACGCCGCGCTTGCGAACACGGAATATCTGGTTCTCAACACCACGGCGGCGAAGGCAACAGGGGCAACTTACTGGAACAGCACCACCCCCACAACGACCGTCTTCAGTTTGGGCAGTTCGACCAATACGAACAATAGTGGTGGCATGGTGTTCTACTGCTACGCCGACAGCGCAATCCAAAAGAGCTTCAGCTACACAGCAGCCGCAAGCGCAGACGGACCGTATGTAAATTTAGGTTTTAAGCCTGCTTCTACATTGCACAAAGTCGTCACTGCTGGTGACAATTGGGCATCTTTGAATGCTGCGATTTACCCATCAAACGCGGTTACGACTTACCTATATCGGAATAGCACAGCCGGGGATACTTCCATAACAAGCGGGACTGTTGATCTGAATGCAACGGGTATAAAGATACGCACGCCAGCCGATGGCATGGGGTCAGCACAAACCATCATAGGCCACGCATGGGCAGCGGTCACCGGCAAGTATAGCAATGCAAGATAACTAGAAAGGAAACAACCATGTTCATAGATCAAGAAACGCTTCAATGGGTGAATCTCGAAGCGCCCTACAAGGGTCGCAGCAAGCTCAGTACGCCGGAGATTCGTGAGGCGGTTGGCGTGATTGAAATCGCCGATCCCGCACCGCCCGCTGACTACAGCGAGGAAACCTATTTCCGCACGGAGACGGGTGACCGTATGCCGCCGTATGTTGTCTATACGAAGAAGTCGCCAGAGATGCTGGAGCGTCAGCAGGATGACAAGGACAAGCGGGAAGCGCAGCAGCATCTCGATTCCACCGACTACCTATTCTCGCTGGATCGTCATGCGGAACTGGTTGCCAGTGAACCGCAGCGCGAAGCTGATCTGGTGACCTCTCGTGCCGCTGCGCGTGCTGTGATTCGTGCGTGGAAGGTGAAGTACCCGGAGCAGCGATGAAAGTTCATCAGATCATCACCCGTGACGAGGGGATCACCAACCCGAAGCGTTCCGTATGGGGCGTTACCTTTGCCCTTCGGTGGGGTGATGTCCTGCACCCGCTTGGCGACGGTGATTGGTTCAGGCCACCTTACTTCAGCCGAGTGTTGCGCTTCTACTGCCCGTTGTCGATGCTTCCGTTCGTGGCGTGGAATTTGTGGGGCTGGCGCGGCTACCTCGGCGCGAAGGTTTATGGCGCTGATTCGCCCGACTACAAGAATTGGATGCCAGCAGAGGATGTGTATGATGGGTCGCAGGCTATTCAATTCAGCGGACGTCTGACCATAGGAGACTAGCAATGGCAAATAACATTCAACCCGGCATGATCGACGCGCCTGTCATACCGTCAGTCAATGCTGTTCCCGGTACGGTTACTAACACGGACGGTACGACGTTTCCTGCCGTTACCCCGCCTGTTGCGCCGACCGCTACCTACAACCCGGCGCAGCGTACTGTCGATCCGGCGCAGGAGACTGTCGCTGGTCAGATGCAGGGTCTGATCCAAGACAACTCGCCGTTGATGCAGATGGCACGTACCGGCGCGAAGCAGCAAATGAATTCACGCGGCCTGCTCAATTCAAGTCTCGCGATATCGGCAGGCGATGCGGCTGCATATCAAGCGGCGTTACCAATTGCGCAGGCCGATGCGTCAGTGTATGACACCAATGCCAAGCAGAACCTCGCGTACCAGAACGAGGCGCTCAAGACCAACGTCGGTGCAACAAACGATATGACCGGCAAGAACCTCGGCGCGTCTGTCGACGCCATGAAGGCAAATATGGACGCGGCGATGAAGACGCAGCTTGCGACGATCGAGGCGACCTACAAGACGACCATGCAGAACTCGGCGACCGCCAGCGAGATGTACAAGCAGACGGTCAAGAATATCTCTGATATTCAGGCCAACAAGGATATGGGGCTTGCTGCCAAGCAGGCGGCCGTCGATAACCAGTTGTACCTGATGAAGCAAGGCTTCGAGATTGCCGGCGCGATCGGTAATATGGACCTTGGCGCACTGCTGGACTTTAGCGCGGCACCGGCTGTTGTGTGATGTCTCCGCTCGAAATGTTTTGGAATGACGCTAAGTCGTCGATCTTCTGTAGCATGGAAGAATTTGAGCGCATGATGACCGGCGTGACGTTTTATCCATGGGGGGATGACGGGGCACTTGCGCTGCTTGGTAACGAGGTTCATACCGTTGGCATCAGACAAGGTTGGCTTACTCGACGGGCGATACGACAGGTGTTCGTTCCGTTGCTGCGCGAGCGCGGGGTACTGACAACACGAATCGCTCGCAACAACAGCAACGGTCATCGTTTTGTTGAACGCATTGGTTTCAAAAAGTGTGGCGAGAACAAACTCGATTATCTTTATCGGATCGAAAGGTCGAATTATGAATAAGCAGATTGCATTGCAGCGCACGAGGATGTACGCCGCGTTTCGCGAGAGTCATCCCCTCTACTTCGGCGATCCGGTCAAGTTCTACGGTTACGGCGGTCCAGCATGGGGCGAGCGCAATAGTGGCGGTGCAGGGCTTCTTGGTGCGGTACTGGCGGTAGCAACCGGTGGCGCATCACTCGGCTTTACAACTCTGGCGTCGTCTCTTGCTACGATCAGTCTGGTCAGCAGCGTCGTCGGCGCGGTGACAGGCAACAAGGCGCTTTCGACATTTGGTGCTATCACAGGTCTTAGCGGTACGTTTATGAACCTGTCGGCAGCAGGCACCTTCGGCAAGGACATGGCGCAATGGGCCGGCGACACGAACGTTTCGATCATGGGTTCCGGTGCCGAACAAGTCGCTGCGCCTGTACAAGACGCTATCGTCAATAACGTTAGCGAGGCTGGCGTCGTCGGTGCGGATACAATGTCGCAAGCAGCGGCTGCTGGTGGTAATGCCAACATGCTAACTGACGCCAACTTGCAAAACGCAGATACTGTCGGTTTGGTTAGCGAACCGAACATGATTGCTGCTGATGGTACGGCGGCTGGTGTTAGTAGCGAACCGAACATGATTGCTGCTGATGGTACGGCGGCTGGTGCTAACAACATTCAGCAGCCGGCAGCGGCAACTGCCGTTGATACTGTGACCAGCGAACCGTCGCTGATGAGTCGGGTTGCGTCCCCTGAGAAGACCGCAGCCGCTATCAAGGCATCTGGCGGCGGCATCGAGACTGGCCCATCCTTGTGGGACACCGTGTCCAAATTTACCAAGGAAAATAAGGAACTGGTGCAAGTCGGATTGACCGGCATTCAAGGCATGTACACGTCGCCGGAAAAAGAAGCGTTGATGCGCTCGCAGACCGACTACTACAACGCCAAGACCGCTGAGACTGCCGGTCAAACAAACAATGCA